CGGTCGGGCGCGGGCCGCGGCTGCAGTGCAAGACCGAGGACCGGGAGTGGAACGCCGCGGCCGAGCGGTACTTCCGCCAGTGGAGCCGCCGGCACGCCGACGCCCGGGGGCTGATGAGCTTCGAGCAACTGACGCGGGCCGTGGAGATGGCCGTGCGGGTGGACGGGGACATCGGCGCTGTGAAGGTGGCCGGGCGCGGGCTGGATTCGTGGGACGTCGGCAGCCTGCAACTCATCGAAGGGGCGCGGATCGGCGGCGCGTGGGGCTGGACCGCCGGCCGGAGCGGATCGCCGGCGACGGTGGCCGGGTCGCAGACGGCCGGGCGCAGCGCGGGCGTGGAGCTGGACGCGGCGGGCAGGCCGCTGGGTTACTGGGTGGCGGCGTACGGGCCGACCGGCGGGACCGACGAGACCACGCTGCGGAGGATCGACGCGGGCGACTTCCTGTTCGTGGCGAACTGGACGCGCCCCAGCAGCACGCGGGGCGAGCCGGCGATGACGGCGATCATCCCCGAGCTGGAGAAGCTGCACGGGTACATCCAGGCGATCACGGTGGCCGCCGAGGTGGCCGCGTGCCAGAGCCTGTACGTGAAGAAGAACAACCCGGCGGCGGCCCAGACGGGCGTGCTGGGCGACACGGTGACGCGGACCGACGGCAAGACCGAGCGCTGGGAAGAAATGCAGGCCGGGCGGGTGTGGTACCTGGAGCCCGACGAGGAGCTGGGGCAGATCAAGCCCGAGCAGCCGGCGACGACGATGCCGGACTACGTGCGGATGCTGGTGCGGCTGATCGCGGTGGACCTGGGGCTGCCGCTGGAAGCGGCGCTGATGGACTTCAGCCAGAGCACGGCGTACGCCGGGCGGACGGGCTTCGAGCTGGTGGACCGGGCCCTGCAGCCGCGGCGGGAGCTGCTGGAGATGCGGTGGCTGCGGCCGACGGCCGAGTGGGTGCTGGGGCTGGCGATGCTGGCGGGCGAGCTGCCGTACCGCGAGGACTGGACGGAGTTTCAATGGCAGTGGCCGGCGAAGCTGGTCTTCGAGCCCGAGAAGGAAGTGGCCGCGGCGCTGGCGGCGATCAACGGGAACCTGACCACCAAGCGGCAGGTGATCGAGAGCCGCGGCGACGATGCGGACGACGTGTTCGAGCAGCNNATCACGCCGGTGGAGGCGCCGGGGACCAAGGCGATGGGCGGCGGGGCCGACACGGCCAACACGGACAGCGCGGACGGCGCTGCGGCACGCGAGGGCGCATGAACGAGATGCTCTTCATCGAGCGGGGCGCGGTGGCCCAGCGCCTGGCGGCGCTGCGGGTGATGCACGCCGCCGGCGTCGATCCGGCGAGCCGGACCATGACCGACATGGCGCGGGCCGAAGGCTTCGGCAGGCCCGAGGTGCGGCGGGTCGGCGGGCTGGCGGTGGTGCCGGTGAGCGGGCCGATCATCTTCGGCGGGTCGTGGATCGACTACCTCTTCGACGAGGCGGTGGACGGCCGGGCCCTGGCGACGACGCTGACGGACCTGGCGGCCGAGCGGAGCGTGGAGCGGGTGCTGCTGGACGTGGCCAGCCCCGGCGGCACGTGCGTGGGGATGGACGACCTGGCGGCGGCGGTGGCGGCGGNNCAAGCCGATCGAGGCCGCGGCGCACGACGCCATGCACTCGGCGGCGTACTGGCTGGCGGCCGAGTGCGACCGGGTGTACGCGACGGGCTCGGCGCTGGTCGGGAGCATCGGCACGTACCTGACCGTGCTGGACATGAGCGCGATGTTCGAGGAGATGGGGCTCAAGACCGTTCTGGTCTCCAGCGGCGGCGTGAAGGGCCAGGGATCGCCCGGCGTGCCGGTGAGCCCGGAGTACGTCGAATCGCTGCGGGCGCTGGTGATGGCGGTCAACGCGCGGTTCCTGGCGGCGGTGGGCAGGGGGCGGAGACTCAACGCGGCGCAGGTCGAGGCGCTGGCCACGGGCCAGTGCTGGACGGCGCAGCAGGCGATGGAGCTGGGGCTGGTGGACGAGGTGGTCTCGTTCGACGCCCTGGTGCAACGGCTGGCTGACGGCGGCGGCGCCGGCGGCGGACCGCGCCCCCAAAGGAGCCCGAGCGATGGGCGACGAGAACAAGGCGGGCCAGGCTGCCGGCGCCCAGCCGGCGACCCTGGCGGAACTCAAGAGCGAATACCCCGGCGCGGGCGGCGACTTCTACGTCGCGTGCCTGGAAGAGGGCCTGACGCTGGCGCAGGCCGGCAAGAAGCGCATCGCCGCGCTGGAGCAGCAGGGCGCTGAGCGGCTCAAGGCCCAGGCGGCCGAGCTCGAGGCGGCCCGGGCGCGGGCCGAGCAGGCCGAGAAGGCCCTGGCCGAGCAGAAGGCCCAGGCGGCCGAGCGGTCCAAGGTGTCGGCGGCGGTCGGCGCGGCGGGCGTGCGGCCGGGCGTGGCG